TTTTTAGGAAAAAATTAATGTATAACAACCTAACTGGGAACGTATCCCAAGAAGAATTGGCCAATATGTTCACATTGGCAAACAAGCTTACCAATAAAAAAGGAGAAATGGATCTTCAAAAAGATATAGCCCATGTTAGAGAAGATCTTCCAACATTGAGAGATTCAGATATCAAAAAAGAAGTAACAGAAAATCCTATTGTTTTTGTTAAATCTGGATTAAAACTTCATGGTGACAAGCTTAGTCGTTTAGACTATTTAAGTGCTCTTGATATTGATGAAGGAGCATACGAGATGATGGCTATGACGCCAGAAGAAGCACAAAGATTCCATCGTAGCATTATAAAGACAACTACCGGTGGGATACTTAAAGCCGCACCAATGCAATGTCGTGGATCAAAATGTCATTTTAAAGAAACCTGCTTAACAGGTGACACAATTGTCCTGATGTATGATGGATCATACAGACAAATAAAAGATATTACAAAACGAGATAGAATTTGGAGTTTCTCTGAAAAAGAGAAAAGAATGACAGAGGACTTCGCAAACTGTCATGCGCAATCAATGGGCGTAAAACCTGTATTCCTTTTAACAACAAAACATGGTCACTATATTAAATGCACATCAGATCATTTGTTTTATGCAAAAGAGGGCGACAATAAATATTGTTATATCTCTATTGATACTGGCTTACGCCCAGGTGTAAAATTATTATTCACAGATGGCTTTTATAATAAATATCTAGAAGATGGGTTAGCTCCATGCAAAGAATACGGAGACGTATTTGTAACTGAGATTCTATCCATAGAGCCGGCCGGAGAAGAAGAGGTATTTGATATCTCTGTATTGGCCAATAAAAACTTTTTTGCTAACGGCCTTCTTGTTCACAATTGTGAACTGTACAAAATGAACAAGGCTCCAGTTGGAGCACCATGCCCATATGAACAAGCATATCTAAGAGAGCAAGCTGGAAGATATTTTGAAGAGTTCGATGTTACTCCTGATAAGCCAACAGAAATGAATCTGGTGTCAGAACTGGCGGAAATGGATATGTACGAAAGAAGGGTAACTATGCTTTTAGCAATGAAAGACCAAGATTTATCTCAGGAAGATATAGTCGGCTTTTCAGAAGATGGTAGCCCTATTATCAAAGAAGACGTATCCAAATATTTCAATATTAAAGAGCGAATCAAAAAACAGCGTCTCAAAAATCTTGAAGCATTATTGGCAACCAAAAAAGAGAGAGCAAAAGTTGCGTCTCAAATTTCAAATACTACTGCTAATCCAAATAGAGAAAGCCTTAAAGATAAAATTGATATGCTGCTAAAAGCTAGATCAGAAAACACTTCTGGATTTGTTGATCCATCAGTGCAGGAACTTTTAAAATGAGAAGTAGAAGAACTCGACTAAGAGAGAAAAAAGAAGGCAAGAAAAGAGAGCACATTAAAAAGAATGGAGCTTTCTTTAATAAAGACGGAAAATATAAAACTGGGCATTTCTATTCTAGAAAAATGCAAACGAAGATTACCTATAAGTCTTCATATGAGTACACGTTCTACAAGCACTTAGAGTCCAATACGGAAGTCGTTAAATTCTTTTTGGAACCGATAAAGATTCCGTATGTAGATGCAGATGGTCTAAAAAAGAATTACATACCAGATTGCCTTGTTTTGTATTCTGACGGAAGAATTGAACTGTGCGAGATAAAGCCATCAAATGCGCTTAAGGCCATCAATGTAAAAAGAAAAGCCCGCGCGGCTGTTAATTATTTAAAAGAACATTCTCCAAATGTCACATATAGATTTGTAACAGAAAAAGAGATTTTCAAAATTGATTCAGATTACAAAAAGGTTTTAAAGGAACTTAAAAAATGACACCGTTCAAAACTGTCCACTCATTAGACTTTGAAACAACCGGAATAGATCCTAATTCCTCTATTGATGTGGTAGAGAATGGAATCATAAAAAAGAAGCTAAAGCCAAGAATCTGGTCAGCAGGTATATACACAGAGGGACGTAGTGGAGTTGAAGCAATTTTTGACACAGACTCCACTGGGGCCGCAAGAAGAGAAGAGGCAGAAGCTTTATCTAAAAACAAGTTCTACAGCACAAACCAAGAGTACAAAGATTATGTGTCAGGAAAGAAGCATCATATAGATCCAAATTCAAAAGAAGTGAAGTTCATCTACAATGACGGGAATAAAGGCGTATCGCATTTTATGGACTCCGTATTTAAGGCGGAGGACAGTGGGATGATTCTTGTACAGAACTTAGCATTTGAAAGAAAACATTTATCAGCAGCAGAGGGAGATGTTCCTGGATATCTGACTTCAAATATGTCTGAACAGAATCTCAATGGCAAAACAAAACTGTATACGCCATCAGGTGTAACCAATGCAAAAAGAAAATTAAAGGGCACACTCAGCATTGCAGAGAAAGATAAAATCTATGATGAAGTTGTCTCTGAATATGAGAAGGCAGACATTAAAGTTAGACAAGAAGCAGAAAGACGAGCTAAGAATGCAGTTAAAGGCAAACAGCCATCAAATGTATTCTATGCGGCAGACCTTATGGATTTCTCAAAAGCGACCTTAACAAAGGCTGCAGCAAAAGGATTTATACCAGAATCTGTTGTAGAAAATGGAACAAGTATCGAATTCTTGGCTAAAATGGTTCTTGGCGAAACAGAATCTCATGGCGCGTTATCAGATGCAAAACAACAGACAAGAATTTTTCGCAGAATGCTGGATATCAGAAATCAGTTAATGTCTCCGAATGGATTATCTCAAGATAATGCAGAACTTCTTAAAAAGATGAAAGCTGTCAGCGGAACATTAAAAGAAAGAGCCGCGGCTAAATCTGTATTGTCTAATATTGATAAACTAAGAGAAAACGGAACTCTTGATATAAGAGAACAAATAGGTTCCACATATATAGAAACAAAAGATATTATCACCGGCGAAGTAAATAAGGTTGAGTCAACAAGATTTAGGCCAGTAGAGTCTGAAACATCTGGACTAGCCAAAATCTCTGAACTTATTAATTCTAGATATAAAGGAACAAAGGCTGCGGATGAATTCAATAAAATTTTAGAAATTCACAAAGGTGACACATCTGCGATTCTCGGCGCATTAAAAAATGATGACCTAGTTAAAAAGTTTGAAGACATCCAGTCTAAATCAGAGGACCTCATAGATAAGGTCTCTATGGGCTCAGAATTGACTCAGGAGGACGCATCAATTGTTAGGGAAGCTAACTCATCAGAAAGACAATCATCGCGTTCTGGAGGCGTTATAACGCGCCTAGAAGATGAATACATAAAGGTTAGGAATAAACATCAATTCTTGAAAGATATTCTCCCAGAAAATGCAAAACATGGCTTACTAGGTCTTGGTGCAGCTGCCATTGGTGGTGGACTATGGCTAGCAAGCGATTCAAATGATGCAAACTTAAGGGTCAAAAAGATAAAAGAAAAACAAGAAAGATTGGATATGCAACAGTACAACGATCCCACATTTAGACAGTTCTCCGGCTTAGATTATCAAATGCCAGCCGGTGTAGGGATGGCAAACAGAAAAGCATACAATCATTCTTATGAATACTAGGGACTTAACCAATGCAAAACAATCAACAAGAAGATTTAAAAAGTTGGGCAAGAGAACAAGTCCAAAAAGGAAGAGAAAAAGCAGCAGGTGTTAGGTCTAGATTCGACCAACTAAAACTTGAGGCAGGTGATAGAGGTAGCGGCCATGATGCTATGCGCCTATCTAAGATGATAATGCAGCAAGATAAAGCCGGCAATACATCCAAAAGACTCGCATTCGATATCCAAAAAATTGCTGGCAACAGTGCAGGCGGATTGCATGATGACCTTGCTAATGACTTTTTAAAATCTGATAAAAGTGTAGAAAAGGCGCTAGATACGAAAGTAAGATCATCTGCAAGAAATAAAACAGCTGCACAAAGAAGATTTGGATCAAGAATAGGATCTGAAGACTGGAAGTTGACGCAGCCAACTAGAGGCGGCGGTGTGCAAAATATGTATGCCTTCAAGAATTTCGAATCTTTTGTTTCTGCCGGAGCTACTGACCATCTTGGCAGAGCGGCAACATTTGCAGCTGGTAGAGGTGCCAGGGCAGACTTAATGAACTCTCTAGGATTTCTAACAAAGCATCAAAAAAATATTCTAGCATCAACAACAGCTAGCAAAATGGACAAACTTTCAGCAGGAATGGGCGCATATCTTGGTGCAGCATTCGTTCTTAATGGATCTATGGAATATCTTGTTGGTGATAAGGAATCTACTTTAACAGATAATGCATTAACAAATGCCGTAGGTATGGGAATATCTTTGGCTGGCGGCGCATATGCATTTAGAACAAGCAAAGAATTAACACATGCTGCTACATCCCTTATTGGTACAGGAAGCTTAGGCATTAAGGCTGGTGGAAAATTAGGATTGCTTGGCAGAGCACTTGGTGCGGGAAAATGGTTAGTGGGTGCAGGTGTTGGGACTGGGGCATTTTTAGCAGCTAATACAGCTATTGATGCAGGCGTAGATATATTCAAGTCGGCAGCTAATAATGAAAATGCAGCAAGTAGACTCAAGAAAACTATTTACAGCGGAGATACAACAGTAGATGCGAGCATTAGAACAAATCAGCTTTTAACAAGTAGGCAAAGAGCAATGAGTAAACTTGCTAAATCCTCTTTAAATGACAGAGGATACGTTATGGGCAATGAAGCTATGATTCTTAAAGGTATTTATCAATGAGTAAAGTTATAGAGATAATTGATCAAGAGAGAATAAAAGAAGAGCGAAGATCTCAAATGGAGTCATCTTCTTCTATTATGGATCTCTATAATATGAGCTGGCAGGATTACTTAAAAAAGAAAAATTATGACAAAGATGTTAAAAACATGTGTCGCAATTGCCAACAAGAACAGATAAGAAAATATGGCAAAATTACTATTAAATGCTCTGGACCCAAAACAATAGATGTCTTGCCAGAAGACATTATTTCCAGTTTAACAGCAGAAGAATATGAAGAAGCCAAACAAGAGATGGAGCCATATTACTGGGCAGAAAAGAATATAGATATTCATCAGAGAGACCCTGATAAACGGCTATTTGTCCCAAGATGGTATCAAAAAATTCAGCTGAGTTGCAGTTCTAACAAAAAGGCTATCAGATGTGGTCGTCGCGCCGGCAAATCATATGGTCTTGCGTTGGATATAACAAACAGACTAATGGTTAATTCTAACTATCAGGTACTTGTAGTTACACCATTTCTTTCTCAGGCCAAAGAGCTTGCAGATACAGTTAGAAAATTGATAAGAGCTATTAACCCTGAGATTGGAGATTGGGATTCATTGGTTAAGAGATCAGTAACATCGCCTTACCAGGAAATACAATTAACAAACGGCTCTACATTTAAAGCATTCACAGCTGGTAATGACAATGCAAATGCAGTCCGTGGCCAAGGTGCACATCTTATTGTAATTGATGAGGCAGACTTCTTATCACAAGAAGCGTTCGACTCCATTATGGCAATCCTTATGGATAAACCAAACACAGAGATTATTTGTACATCAACACCTATGGGTGAAAACATTATGTATAAACTTTCTCAATCCCCAGAGTATAAAGAGTTTCATTTTCCTTCGTTTGTTATTCCTCATTATAATGATGACATGGATAAGGCCAATAGAGAAAACCTCTCTATCATGGGATATACGCAAGAAATCCAGTCAGAATTCGGCCTTGACGATAATGCAGTCTTTCAGCCTGACTTTATTAATGAAGCAATTAAAAACGAAGTACAGGTTCCTGTGACAGATGTGATATCTAATCGCCAGAATTATATTGTATCATTGGGATGCGACTGGAATGCGGATAAAGTTGGTACAAGAATAGTTATTCTTGCATATTCAAAAATAGAGAAGAAAATATTTGTTGCCTCAATTGACAATGTAAGAAGAGAGGGTTGGACACAGGTTGCAGCAGTTCAAAAGATTGTTGATCTTAATAGAAAATTTGAACCGGATTATTTATACGTAGACGAAGGGTTTGGTGAAGCAAACGTTCAACAATTAAAACTGATTGCCGTAAGCAATTATGGCAAACTGCCAAAAGACCACCCCGATCTACGATTAAATAATGTTACACCAGTAAACTTCGCATCGACATTAGAACTAAGAGATGTTGTCACCGGAGATGTCCGTAAAAAATTCTTTAAAAACTTTATAGTTGAGACGACAAAACGAGCATTAGAAAAAGGTCTACTATCTCTTGCTGGAGAAAATGCAAAAGACATTGTAGAACAAATGCGCGGATATATTGTTAAAAGTAGATTATCTAGCGGGCGAGAAATATATGAGGCCAAATCAAAAGAGCTTGGAGACCACGATTTAGATGCTTTTATGATTGCATTAGCAGGTATTCATTTAAATCAAGATTCTATTCTGGATACATATATTAAGTCTGACTATACAGTTTTACCTATTGATAAGAAGAGAGACCTCTCCTATAATCAGTCAGATAAAATTGAAAAACGTGTTTATTCATCTGACGATGTTTACGACAGAAGACGCAGGCCCAATAGTATATCAAGACGTTCAGAATTTGGAGGAAGAGCCCCAGCGCTATCTAGGTCAACAGCAACAGGAAGAATGAACTCATATAGACAAAATATGAAATTAAAATATAGGTAAAGAATATGGATTACAACCTAATAAAAGTAACTGATGAGACCGTTATTTCAGATGCGGGCATATGCTACTTTGATCCTGTTGAAGAAACCATAAAGGAAATTGGCAGCGGATATATGATGGGAACTAACCCATATTCTCCAGTTATCCATAAACTGCTATTTGTTGCAAAAAATAATTCTGTAAAATATTTAAAAATCAAAATCAAAACAAATAGAGATATTGAAAGAATGTTTGATATTAAGATTTTGCCTGGTGCTGTTGCTCCGGCATTATCAGATTTTGATAACACAGACAATTACAATGAATTGATTGTGACAGAGAGCATTCAATCATATAGCTTTGTGCCATTCTTTGTATATATAAAGGCCAAGGTTCCTGTAGATAGAATCAGCAGTCTGCCGTTGGAGATTAATTATGAATAATCCACAAAGTATGGAAGAGATGACTGAGTTACTTAAACAATTAATTGATGCAAAAAATACATTATCAAATGGTTTAAGTCAGGTAAAAGTGGCAGCTACACAAGAACGTGATCCAGATGTGATAACAGCGGTAAGAGCCCTATTTGGCGATCAATACATTAAAGATGGAAAGACATCTATAACATTTAAGATGCTTACATCTTGTCTTGATACAATAAGGCTCGCCGGCAAAGATAAAGCTAAGGAGTTGATTAAATAATGTACTTATGGACAGATATAAATCAGAATACAATTACTGATCAACAGCGCGCAGAGTTGTATATGCGTCTATTCTCCTATTGTTCAGAAGACTTTGTTAATAACCAAGACTTGATGCAGTTCACTACAAATCTTGTAGCTTGGGCACAATCAATAGAGGAAAGATTAACTATCTTAGGGAATAATTTAGTTACACATACCCACATTATTCCGCCTCACACGCATCCTATTTTACCGCATACACATGCTACATCTATGGGACCTACAGATGGCGGGACATTGTTTATAACACAGCCATCAACAGCATATCCAGTAGAACAGGCAACAGTAGATCTATCATGGAAGACGGCAACGGTCCCTGCTAATTATTTGAACACATCTGGCTCAATAACTAATATGAATAATAAAGTTACGGTTGGGGCAGGACTTGTAGGCGATTCAACACCAGGACCAAGAAGAGCAACACCAGAACCAAAAGCATTAACTCCAAATATCCCTCCGTATTTAGTGCCTAACCCAGTATAAGGAAAGCATATGGAATTAACAAGAAAAGTAACACCAACAGCAAATGCGACATATCTTGTAGCGTATGCTCAAATCATCGTGGATCACTTTTCCAAAGCTCTCCAAGAAAATGGGTGTATGATTCAGGTTCCGGCCTCCCTATATGCAGAATTCGATGATCAATACAATAGACTTGTTGATTATTTAGAGTCAGCAAACAATGCTGGTTCAATAGATAATGATAAAAGACAGACAGCCACAGTTCCTATTGAAGATATTACTGGCAATAGGGAAATAGATGAGGCAATCAGAGATGCAATACGAAATGCAAGTACAAAATGTTTCAATTGTAAAATTGAAAAGCCAAAATTTGATTTTTCTGGGATACTAGGAAATCTCACCGCTGATATTAAAACTTCTTTAGATCAATTCAAAGGGATGTTTAAATATAATAAGGCGTCAGTTTGTCAGTATTCTTTTTTCTTATCATATTTATGTATTCCAGACTTATTGAAGCTTATTTCGTTGATATTAGCGGCTATAGTTAAATTAATGCAGAATATCCAATTGCCAAGATTAACTATCCAGGTCTTTATAAGTGGAATATTGTCTGCGATTATAGAAGTATTAACAAAAAATATATCTATATTAGCAAGATTTGCATTGACACCAGTTCTATGTATTCTTGACGCTATTGACTCTATTATTTCCCAATTGCCAACACCAGAAAATATTCGCGCACAAAATGAGAGCGATCTGAGAAAACTTGGTGTTAATGAAAAGTTTATGTCTGGCAAATACGATACAGGCTTAGCAGAAAAATCAAAGCAAATCAGGCAGGCATATACATCTAGAGTCAGAAACTTTGAAAAAACAGCTTCAATGAATACAGAGAAGTATGTTAGAGAGATTTTTGGACCTTTAGAGGAAACAATAAATAAAAGTGTAGAATCTTTGAACAATTCAATTGCAGAATTAACAGGTCTATTGAATCATTTTACGTGCGAGCCGAGTCGCTCTGGAATTTCTGTATCACAATATCTAAGCAATCTTTCAGAATTTATGGCTCTTGTAAATTTATTGCGGTACATTGTTAGATTTAAAGCAGGCAAGGCTGCGCTTGATAAATTATGTAACTCACCGACAGATGGTGGCGGATTTGCAAATGATAATAATACAGAAGATTACGGTCCAATGTCGCTTGATAACATAGGGTCGATGATAGGGAATATAATTGAATCTGATGTAGACATTATTACGGACGATAAAGGCAATCCGGTTGCTATTGGTATTAGAGATCCAGGATCTAAAAATGATAACACAGATAACTTATCATTCTGGAGTTGTAATCTTAATGAATTTGCAGATTCACTAACTGTTCCATCTTTAATAAATTATATTAGAGATCTTAATTTGCCAAAATTAAATCTTGATGAATTTAATCAATCACCATGGAAAGTTACAGTAGTTCCACAAAATGAATATAATAAGCCAACGGTAAACACAGAAATTGTACCTCTTGTTATTGACGAAGTGTGGAATCTTCCGCAGCATATTAAAGATATCATTTCAATGATCGATACCTATGATGCAGCTAAAGATCCACTGAAAAAAGCTGGAGATGTAGATTTTCTTGGCAATAATGATATTAACGACATTATCAAAGAAATTCCTTACATCGGAAGAAATGGTAAAAACCTTGAAGATATCCCTGGCGCAAATATCAGAATTATAAATCAAGATGGCGAAGTTAAAATCGTAGATGACAATGGGAATATTCTCAAAGAAACTACAGATAAGTCTCGCCGCGGCAATAATTCCTCTATTGATAATGTAGATAAACTAATTTATGAATTCTCAAATAGTATAAATGGAATTGGACAATTAGATTGTCCTCCAGAGATTCAAAACATATTAAATAAACTTGGAGACTTTTAATGAATTTAATTGGTTTAGATCCGTTACTAAGGTCTAATTATTCTAGCAATCTGACTAGCATAAGAGATGCTAGAACCCAGGTTAAACTTATGGGAAGGAAGAAACTTGATAATCCAAGTTTCTCCTATTTTGGATCTAGAAACTACTGGTATAACAACGATAAATTTACAGGCTATCAGGGTCATGAATATGACCTATTTGAATATTCTCGCATTATAGACACAGAGGCGATGGTAGCAAAAGCCTTTGAAAGAAAACGCGCGTTAATATTTAAAAACGGATATTTCTTTGAGTCTAATAACCAAGACAACATTGATTATATTAAAAGACGCATCAGAGAAATTGAGCATGTAACTGGTACAACATTCAGGTCATTCATAGAAGAGATGGCATATAACTTGATTATGTTCCACAATGCCTATATTGTATTGATCCGCGATGAGGATAAGTCAAGTGGAGAAGAATACAATAATGGTTCTAAAATTCTTGAGCCAATAGCTGGGTGGTTTAATCTCCCAACTGAATCTGTACAACGTAAGATAAAGCCAAATGGTGATATCTCAATGTACAGACAATACATTGATGGACAAAATTATCGTATCTTCAGTCCAGAAAAAATTCGACATCTTAAATATAATGCTAGGACAGGTTTCACAATTGGTACACCACCATTAGAAGCTGTAAAAGACGACATATTGGCATTAAGAAGAATTGAAGAGTCAGTAGAGACATTAATCTATAAAGGCCTCTTCCCAATGATTCATGTTAAGATAGGCACAGAGTCAAAGCCAGCTGGCAAACTAATAGATGGTACTGATGAAGTAGAAATGATGTCAGATATCATGGACAGACTTGATGACTTTGGCGGGGTAACTACTTCGGAGCGCGTAGAAATTAAAGCTATCGGCGCAGAGTCTTTAGCCCTCAGAGTAGAGTCATATTTAAAATATTTCAAAGACAGGGTTATGCTAGGTCTTGGAGTATCAGATCTAGATATGGGAGTTGGTGATTCATCTGGCAAGGCAACAGGGCAAATTGTTTCACAAACCTTAAAAGAAGCTGTTATAAATATGCAAGACTCAATAGCAGATTTTATAACAAGCACACTCTTTATTCCGCTATTGGTAGAGTCTGGGAAATATAATGTAGATTACGAAATACCAGAATCAGATATTGTTAAATTTACATTTAATCATGTAGACCAAGAGGCTCAAATTAAAATTGAGTCACATATTCTAAACATGTTTAATAGTGGTTTGATTAGCATTAATGAGGCTAGAAAAGAAATTGGATTTAAAGAACTATCTGAGTCTGATATTAAATCAATAGGCCGAGAAAAAGAGGGTATAACTCCAACCTATCAGGTTGAACAAGTTCGCTTATCTATGCAAACGCAAACAGAACAAACTGATCAAGAGGCAAACAGTTCTGGAAATAAAACAAAAAGCGATGGAAGCAAAAAGGCTGTCGCCGCAGTAAATAATCCATCTAATCAATACACTGACTCTATTGATCCAAAAATACTAGAAGTAGATTATCTAATACAAATAATGGATAATAAAGAACTTCTAAGTATAGTCCTATCAAATCACCTAAAATCCGTAGTTGACAGAAATAATATATATACAGATAATGTCATCAATAAGATTAGTGAAATAGCTTCTAGTCAAATCAATTCTATAAAAGACAATGATTATGAAACCATAAAAGAAGACATTGAAGCTATCCTAGTCAGTGCATATGAGCCATTAGAGGATATAGTATGACCAATATAGAAGACAAGGTAAATGTCTTAGGAAAAATAACGATATCAGACGAAACGCGGCAGCGAATTGCTGATTCAATATCGTCCGGCTCCAAAGTAAAAAGCATCACGGTAAAAATGGAGGCAACTCATTCTGGCAAACCAAATGGGAACTTCTGGATTTACACTCCATACGGTATGAAGACTGGTCATGGTACATTTACTCAGCCAGTTTTTAAACCGGTAACAGAAGAGCATATTGAGGATTCTAAAACACTCGGAAGAGTGATAAAATCAGAATATGTTTCTTATGGAATCTCAGATAAATTAGAACGTCCATATGATAAAAATTATCTTCAGGACTATAAGAAATTTATGCTGAGTAAAGAATACAAATCTCGCGGATTCAAAGGTCTTGGACATGTAGAATTAACAGCCAAGATTACTGATAAAGAATCGATACAAAAGATTCTAGATGGCAAGTATGGATTTGTATCAGTTGGTGGTGGAGTAAAATCAGCATACTGTTCAATTTGTGGTTCTAGCAAATTAGGCAAAACAACATGCGATCATGTTCGCGGTGCAAAATATCAAGGAGAGACATGCTACTATATTGGTGGCATAATGGACTTTGAACATATCTCATATGTAGGAACACCGGCAGATAAAAATGCTAAATCTACATTGATTAGGGATAGCAAGTCAAATACATCCCACTTTCAGATATTAGATTTTGAGACAGATAAAGGTAATATAATGACAATTAAAATTGAAGACTTTGATAAGTCTAACGATTCTCTTGTCCAACATGCTAAATCATTGGGCATTGCCGATTACCAGCTTCCAGGTGAAGATGGTTTGACCGCATTGGATTATGTATTTGGCGAAGAAAAGACATTTCCGTTAGCAGACAAAGTTACAGCACTTGTTGCTTATAACTTTGCAAAAACACAATTTGAAGATTCTTCAGATAAAGAAGCTGTATTGAGATTGATCCAAGACAAACTAGACGAATTGGAAATTAAAGATGCAGAAGCAGAACTCGAAGCCATTATCCAGGCAAGCAAAGTTCAGGATAGCGAGGGCGAGAAATCAGAGAATGATGAAAAAGATCATCAAGAGATGATTGAAAAAATCGCCGATGCAGTCGTAGCTAAGATTCAAGATTCTATCTCAGGCACTTCTTATCAAAACTCTCAAATTAAAGTTTTGCGTAACGAAGTAAAAACTTTGGCTTCAGCTAAACAAGAATTGGAAGCCGAATTGAGAGACTCGCTAGTTTCTCAAATTTCATCAATTGAAAAAATCACAGATTCTTCTAAATTAGAATCGTTGAAAAAACGCTCACTGCAATCACTTAAAGATAAACTGTCTGACCTTATTGAGGCTCTTTACGAAGGCGGTAAAGATGACGATGTTGAGGACAGCAAAGAAGTGAAAGACAGTCAAGAAAAACCGCAACTACCTAAAGATAGTTTATCTATTGAAGATGGTGCAAGCGGATCTGGTACTGATGATAAAGATGAAGAAAAAGAAAGTTCTGAAGAAAATGGCAAAGTAGAAGACAGCGAAAAAGGCTTCGTCTTTAAGGATTCAAAAGAACTTAATAGTCGTTATTTGGAAATCATGAAAAAAGATGGTCTCCAAGCAGCGAAAGCATTCAAATTAAAAGCCAAAATTGGCTAATTTATTAACATTAGGACTATAAGATATGTTTTTACCATATTCAGTAAATCACAAACAAAAAACTAAACATTTCAGTACACGCGACTGGAATACTCCTAGCGTAACATTCTCTGAGGGTATGCAACCATCTGGTCAATTTATGCCAGCACCATACTTGAAATTGTTGCGAGAAAAAGGCACTGAGGATACTAAAGTTTACACTCAAGTTGTTGTATCAACTGGCAAAGTATTGGCACTCGATAGTAATGGTTTTGTTGTTCCTGCCGGTATTTTGGATTCAGACGATACCTACACTGAGAAAGACGTTGAAGAAGGCGTAATCGCTGCTGATGGCACTCCAGCTGTAGCAGGCGATAAAGTTGCAGATAAAATGCGCGCCGCTAATATTACCGTTTCTGCTCCTATTGGTGTTGCACTGTTTGACTTCTTCCGTCATCCAGGTGGCGATGGTATTAATCCATTGCAGTTCAATTACCAAAACTTGAACTATCAAGCTCGTGTAACATTCCTGTGCGATTATGTATTGGAATTGCCAATCGTAGAATCTGACACAGTATACGAAAAAGCTCCTTTGAAAGGTATCAGTGCATTTATTGCTGCTAAAGGACCTAACGCAGGACAAAACACTGTAGCAGACTTCACCACTATTAAACCAGGTGACTTTGTAACATTTGACAAAAATTCTAACTTTGTTGTTGCACAGGCATCTGATGACAGCAAAAAAATTATCGGACAAGTTTTGCAAGTTGTTAAACCAAGCAAAGAAAATATGCTTAAATGGGTTCGCAGTTCTAGCGCAGGTGGAAGCGACTTGGATAAAATGCCAGGCACCGCTACTAATGGCTTGGTAGATAAAATTTCTTACTCTGGTGGATATGGCTTAGTGCGTGTCAACCTTATTAACAGATAATTGTACAATCAAGGATTTAATAATATGTATAAAAAACCATTTACATCAGAAGAACTGAAAATTCAAGATAGTATCCAGGAAGTTCGCAACTTGTTCGCAAATAATGGTGTTAACAGCGACGGTGTTGCAATGTCAATCGAAGATACCCTGGCAACTCCAAACATGCCTATGGCATTTAAACGTGTAATCGAAGAATATGTTATCGATGCAATCGAACCAAACTTGATCGGTACACAATTGCTACAACGAATCTCTGTTGATCCTTTCCGCACTGAAGTTCGTTTTCGCACTTACGGTGCAATGGGTGCAGAAGACTTGAGCATCGGCGAAGGTCAAGAATACCCAGAACTGAGCATGACTAATGGCGGTGGCCAAGTTAATGCCAACATCGGTAAATATGGTGTAGCAGTTCGCATCACTGAAGAAATGTTGAAACAATCTCAATGGGACATCATCGGTCATCACCTGAAAAAACTTGGTCAAGTTATGGCTCGTGATAAAGAGAAAAATATCTTCAACATGATTAACAACGCCGGTGTTGTAGTGTTCGATAACGCTAACCCTGCTCAATCACAATTGGGTCGTACAACTGGCCGTGATTTGACCGGTGCAGGCAATGGCTCATTCACTGCTGACGACATGTATGATATGTATGCATCTATGCTGGAACGTGGATTCACTCCTAATGTGATTCTGTGCCACCCATTGGCCTGGGCTACATTCACTAAAGATCCTGTTATGCGCGAATATGCATTGCAAGGTGGCGGTTTGAACAGCTGGTTCAGCACTATGCCTAAAGAAAATATTGGTATGGGCGCATTCTTGCCAGAGGCATGGAAATCATTCACCCGTATGTCCGGTGACACAGCTTTCAATCCTACTCGTCAAGAGCGCGAAGGCACTCAAACTAGCACATTCCAATTCCCTGGTTATTTCCCTGGTACTAATCTGCGCATTATTGCATCTCCACATGTACCATTTGATGAAACACACAAAACAACATCAATCATCATGTTGGATACAACTGAGTTGGGCGCGATCTTCGTAAGTGAAGAGCCAACTGTAGATGAATGGGATGATCCAGCACGTGACATCAAGAAAATTAAAATTCGTGAACGTTACGGTTTGGCAATCTTCAACGAAGGTCAAGCTATCTCTTTGGCTAAAAATGTTAGCATCGAACCTAACGAAATTGTGTTGCCACCTCAAGCTATCGTTAACGATATCCCACGTATTCAACGCAAGTAATTTTAAAAAACTTGGTGTATAATAGATACCATAGTTGAATAACACAACATGGGGGTAGGGTAAAACTCCCTACCCCCATTTTTAATGGAATAAAAATATGATCGCATTACACGCAAAACTTAAACTTGTTGGACAGACATATCTGTTCTGTGAAAAGGTTTCACTTATTAAGAATGTTGAAACCGTATTAGACTTGAACAAATTGAATATTGCAGATTTGGAAGTTATTGGACATCACATTCAACATGGTGGCATTGAGTCTAATGTATCTGCCGATGAATTTATGGATCGCGCAGCAAAACTTCGTGAAGAAGTAAAAGAGGGCAAAGTAGACGAAGTTGCTAAACTTCAAGATGTAACAGAAGTCCGTGTTCTTGATGCAGAAGTCGAATTAGAAGACGGTACAGTTACAACCGTTAAAGAAGTTGGTGTTAAAAAAGAAGATCCTCGCAAAACTTATGTTCAAGAAAAAGTTATCGACGTTCCAGCTGCTGTTGCATTGATCAATGTTAAAAACATTCCAGACTGCGATCGTGAAGTGCTGGAATATGCCTTGGCTACAGAGACAGCTACAAAAGGACGTAAATCTGTATTGACAGAGATCAAAAACCTCCTGGAAGAGCTTGACAAAGAAGACGGCAAAGACGGCGAGTAAGGAGTTGAACTATGTCGGATAAGCTAATAGTCGAAAGTGTTGAAAACACAAAAGAACAATTAACTTTTATGCCATTAAAAGGCTCTATACGTTTAAAGCTGTCTGACAATGTTAGTCCTGAACTTATTAAAAAAAATATCAGCGTTTATAGAGTGAAGAAATCTGACGGAGTAAAATCATTAGACATTTCTTACTCTGACGCTTACACTCAAGACCTGGCTGGATTTGCTGATATAGATATCACATCATCTGGCCAGGTTTTAATTATATCTCCAAAAGATTCTTTTATTCCAAGTTCAGACTACATTCTCTATATCAGTAAAGATGTTCATAGTGTAAAAAATAAAGTTACAGTTGGACAAAATGAAATAGATTCCGTTACAATTTATCCACCAATAGAAAATAAAGTTGAGATTGTTCCTATTTCACAAATTCTAGGCGATGTCTTTGTTTGCAATATCAAAATTGATGATAAGCCATATTTAGATAATGAACTGTTTTCGTTAGAAGACGGGATTATTATTAATGGTTCACGAATAAAGATAACTGATAAATCTATTATTGATGGCGCATCAATAATTATAAATTCTGAAATATCTAAAATACTTGAAGCTGATTACAGTCTCCATTTTTCAACTGGTTCTACAACAGGTATAGAAGATAAGATTCCAGATGGGTCATCTAAGAGAATAACAACAGATGACATCATGAGCTTTTATAATTCTCCATATAGGGATATTATAGGGAATTCCGGTTCGTCAGTTGGAACACCTGGACAGGGTAATCAAAATGCTCCAAGTGGCAGTCAAAACAATAGCGCCGCGGCGATAATCTCTTTTAGACTTCCAAATAAAATCTTAATCAAATTTGAAAAAGAAATAGACAAGGATAATACAGATATTTCCTCTATTGATATAGACATCTACGAAGCATTTGATAATTACAACCTTCCAAAGATGGGCCTTTATAATGATGATCTAAAATACATTTTGGAATTCAGTTTAATCAGAGGGAATAAAACTCTTCAAATTGAGTTGCTTCCAGATTTGAGATCAGAAGTTCCAGTCGGAGAAAAATATATTAAAAGGTGGAAATAATGGCAGAAGTTCATTATAAATATCTCGCTGGAGATTATTACAGAGGAACAGATAAACTCACTGGCATTGGGCCAAGAGTTGTTCATAATGTAAAAAATACATTTGCCATACCATCAGTTTGGGATACATTCACAGGTTTTCATGGTCCGAAACAAAATAGATCTTTTTCATCTAAGGTAAATTCTGGTGCCGGTGGTGGCAGTGGAGATGTAAAAGTTAAGGTTCAATATAGAGAACCTTTTCACTCTTTTAAATATTTCGAAGCACTTGGATCCTTTTATGGTATGCATGAGATCATAAATGAAAAAGAAGATCTTGATGGGACATGGCAAGAGATAAGAGAGAAGTGGAAATCAGAGCCTGCATACATAGACAGATATGACAGGTTAAGAAATTCATCGCCGCTAAAATATAATAATTCATCCAACGATTTGAGTTGCATTTCCCTATTGGCCACAATAGATAATGGAAAAGTAGATTTCGGTTTTCGGCAATCTATCAAACATGATGAAGATAAAAACCCTTATCTAGAAATTCATATTGGAGAATTTCATCTCTTACCAAATACGCCAAGAAGTATTTTTAGATGCAATTTGGCAACTGACCTCCTATACATAAAAGAGGGAATAGATCATTTTATTGCAGATGATAAAATAAAATCAGAGGTATTAAGCTTCCCTGATCAAAGTGTAACATCAAATAGCCCAGTAGAGTTCTATATGGGGATAGCGGCATTAGGAAGTAAAAATAGACCAAAAGATTTTAATTCAAATAATTTAGATGGAAGACATCCTAACTATATTGAGGCCGGTGCACAAATAAGATGGAAATCTCTATCTGATAGATGTTCTGCATGGGTAAGGATCTATGATGGACTTGATATGTCAAGAGTCCTGTCAACAGACGTTTACAGAAATTCTCATTATGTTCTTAATACAAAAGTTATTATTAGACTAGATAAGCTTGAAGAATTAATTCTGGCTCATGGCGGAGTCGATCATTCTGCATACAAACTCTTGATTCATTTGCCATCATATTCATTACTTGGATATGATATGGTAAAAGCATTAAAAGAACCAAGAATATTTATGATTCTTAGCGACATATCAGAAATTAAATTTGATATACATCGAAATTACAAAACTAACGGTGGACATCATTATACATTAAAAATCTACGACACAGACAAAGAAACACTTTTATTTTCTGATAGCACAGATACATCAATAGGCATTTATAAAAATCCAAGAATTGATGTAGAGTTAAAAAGAGGAAAATGGCGCGTAGATTATGGAAATACAAATTCCTCTATTGGTCCAGGAGATATCCCATTTAATTCTTCATATAAGAACAATACTGGTATCCCAATAGAGCAATATGGAACAATGATTTACACACTAAGTGAATCGTTATCAAAATATTTAAAAGATAAAGAAAAAGTTTACGCCTCTATTGAGGCTTATGATGGAACGAGGCAAAATAATGGCTAATATTGAAGTACGTCTTTCAACTGGAAGTGCAGTTTCTACAAATGTTGACAGTCCTAATAATTCTCTGGGTGGGAAAATGGCGGAAACAGCGTCAGGAAGTGCAAAAGCAATCATTGAAGAAGGGTCATTCCTGATGAATTCGATCTGGGATAACATTACTCAATTGGATAATGTTGCAGGCGAATCAGATTATCGCTGTATTTATATTTATAATAACGCTACTGGCCCGAAACCTGGACCAATTATCGGCACCAAGTTTTACATCTCTGGTACAACATATGCCAGATTCCAGGCAGGTGCAGTAGATCAAAAAAATAAAGATGCAGGCGTAATTAGAAATGAAAAAGAAGAGCCTCTTGGTGTTCTGATGGAATCTCGTACTAAGGACTCTCCAATTGTGCTTGGCACTTTAAATCCAGGTGACTTTCATGCTATTTGGTTAAAACGAACACCGGTAAATGTATCTGGCGCAGGTGAAATCAGAGAATCATTTGACTTTGTAATTAAAGGTTCAGAATAAGGAATTAAGATATGGCAGATTTATTAAATGTACCAAGATCAACTGGCGATGACTTAAATCATTATTATTTCTTATATCTGCCATTTAATCTTGAGGATCAAGTCGATAACAAAGGCGATAACCCATTCTTCATCATGAATTACAAAGGGGATCCATCTAATAGCGAAGAAATTTCAGAATGGAAAAACATTGCGAACGAATTTTGTTCGCTGTTATATACATCTGGATTAAATCCGCAATTTCCAAGAATCATGCCAGTGGTATATGATGACAGTAAGCTTGGACCAGGTATTTCTGGATTTGAGCGTACAGAGATTCAGGAACTAATAGAGGTTAGAGAAGATGATGGGTATAGCATAGATGGTGAGACATTATGTGAAGATGAAGGCTTAAATCGACTATATTTGTTTAGTGACATCAAGAAAACTTCAAGCGAAACATCTGAAGACACGACTGGTCAATATTCGTACAGAGGATCTGCATCTGGAACGATAGGTCATCTATCAAGTGTTATTAATTTTGGCAACAGTTACACTGGCGCAGCGCTACCATATCCGGCGAGTATAAGCACTTTGGCGGATAGGAAAAAAATTAATACTGATCAATTGCATCCAGATTTATCAGCAGGCGCTAAGACTATGAGTTTTCAGTTCGCATTGGTCAGAAATGGAAATACAGTTGTTCCAGGAATAAATAACTTTGACAAAATTGGCATAAAAGTTTACCCAAGAGACTTTGTATTGCTCTCTATTGATAATAACACCGTTTTAAGAACAGAAGAAATAAATGGCATAACATTTAATGAATATCGTTTTAAAATTCACGGAGCAAATGGTGGAACAGCATCTCATTACAAAAAGAATAAGGATATTAAAAAAGCTTTTGAATATATGTTCGCAGAAAAGTCTTTTGGCATATTGAGCTGGGATGTATTTGTTCCTAAGCAAGTAGCAGTGGCGGAAAGATATCGTTCAGAGTCTAATATCGTAAAAATTAAAAAATATGATAATAATTGCGAATATGTCTCAATCTTGTATCCAAGTAATAAAACTATTCCACCAACAGGAACAGAATTAATATTATCAACAGGGTCGACATTGGTTAATATAGACATTATTCAGTCTATTAATTTCTTCGAAGGCAAAGATATCAAAAGTTCATCAAGCACAAATCAAAAAGAGCAAATATTTTCAAAAAGTGATCAATGGGGCGGCAATATACCTGCAGAACATGCCAACATAGTTAAGGCTAATCTTTTAAATGCTGGATACACTAGAAGAGATAATAATCCATTTCACGGTGAAACACAGTTTTGCTGTCCGCAGGAAAATATAAATTTTAAAAACATTTACGATTATGCAATAGTAAGAATAGATGTAACTTATAATCCATATGAATTGTCTCAATTTGTAAATGCAGATTACAGAAAAATACCTATGTTTATAAACAAAAGATCAGACGATAAAGAGTATTATTATGTAAATTATGATGCTGCAGAATATGATATATCAAGACTAAAAACATCTTCAAATGTTTTGGACATGTTTGGCTTTGATTTAAGATTTAGAAATGTGTAGGTGAAAAATGTATTTAAAAATATCGGAATTCCCTACACAGAAAGGCTTTGGCGGACAAGGTTTTTCTGTATACGCAACTATACTTGCAGATCCAGCTGGGGAGAAAAAATTTTACTCCGGCTATGAATCAAAAAACATGCAAGAGCAGGTTTTTCAGTATCGCTCTGGATATATGATAACTAATCAAGATTCTGTACGCCTATATCACTCTGTTTTTATGAACAACAAGAAATCAAATTTTGTTGAGCATAAATATTCTGACATGTACGATATTGAAGGGCAGAACTTAATGGAGTTCTATTTTAGATCACCATACAAAGTTTACAGCCTTAGAAGAGGTGAACAGGAACACAAATTTGTTTCTCAATATTCAATTTACACCGATTATATTCCAAAAGAGCGTAAATATAGAGACGGATATTTACTTCAAACTTACAGCGACTCGCCTATTCATCTAGAATATAAATCTGGATACAGACATTCGAGATCCAGAGAAAGACAGCGAACTTATGGGTGTTTATACAATAATAAGTTTGTATCTGATGGAATCTATCAATATAAGAGCAGATATCTAGACGGGCAATCGTTCTTCATATTTTCTGACGGCAAAACTAAGCAGGGCCGGCCGGAATATAAAATTGATCCCAACAATAATATCTCAATTATCATTCCTATTGATAAGTCAAGACTGAATTTAAAGGCAGATCAAAAATTAAGAATTTTTGTAAATCTACCCCCTAAATATATTAATTATTGTACAACAGTGGATAGTGATAAAAGATTGGCCTACATAGATGAAACATCTGGGGCTAAATTGATAATTCCAAATGTAACTGTTTCTGCTGGACAATCAGAACAAGAAGTGATAGAAGCTTTATCAAAGGTATCATACTTATCGATATCTATTTACAGATACGACACAACTGAAAAAGATCCACGCCATGTTAGAGATGGGATAACATATGTAGATGATGATGCATATGACCCAGAATTGTTCTCTAACCTTAATCTTAAAAAAGTTGACATCAGAGATGAATCTATAACGTATAAGGCTAATCCAAAACAGGTCATTTCAGATTCTGTTAAATTTGAATTAAGGTTCTCTGGAAATGCACAATGTTGTTTCGATAAGAAAATTACAATAAATAGTGATTCATCTGTAGCATGTCAAATTCCCGAAGCCATAGTAGAATATGATATTATCGAAAAAGAGAAGAATACTGAATTTAGATTCTCTACAAATCTAGATGGGTTTGAAAGAAAAGTTGGAAAAATAGAAAAAGACAGCGCAGATAAAGCAAGGCCATAAGAAATGAAAATTTTTATAGATAAAGAAATAACTGGCAGCGATAATTTAAATAAATTAATAGAAGACAGTATTTCTTCTACTGTAAGATTCTCTGCCTCTTATGATAAACAAACAATACGAAAAACTCCTCCCGATACCTTCGGGAGGAATACTGCTGTCAATGTGAGATTAAGTGATGGCGGAGGCACTAATATCGACGCTGTTGCATTCTATAAGCGTCCAAGTATAAGTGTTGTTCCGGAAGGAAGAATTGATCCAGAAGAGGATTTGCCAGTTTATCAATATGATGGTGAAACTAAATATCTCTATGATCAATCTAAGCTGGGGGAATTTGTAGCACCGCTAGTGTCTAATAGATTAAATATCCCAACAGATTCTTTTCGCATTGAAAATATAGTGACATCGAACTGGGTTAAAGGTGTTATTAAATTTGACATCGTTGCATATGAGTTATCAGAAGTCATCATAGGAAAAACATTCGGCTTCTTGAATTGTCCACCAAGTAAACATACTATTTACGATAAGGCCAAAGAATATGGATTATGGGCGCCGGAACATTTCAGAACTGGATTACAACAACCATTAAGACCTATCGATCATGACACATTTTTCTTTTCTACAAATGTGACATCTTTTGCTAATATGAATTCCGGAAATAAAGATAAGGAAATTCATAATAAAGAAATTTCAGCATACATCTCAAAAGAACTCAGAGATGAGCTTAGAGATGACCTCATCGTTTCTGATCCAGTTCAAAATACAGATGATACATCAACTGTTGGGGTTAAAATAAAGAATTCAACAGATTATCAATTTTTTGGTCAATATATAACAAAACAATTTGATCCAAATAAAGACTTCGCGGTATCTAATAGAGCAGATGACAAATGGGATGAAAACAATCAGGGCAAAGTTATGTATAACGCCGGCCTTAATAAAATTGTGTTCTATGCACATAAAGGTTTTTCATCAGATGATGTTACATTAGAAGAGTCTAAATCAATTTTAGATACATTGTGCCAGCAGCTGTTCGGGTACTACGGACTACCTATTGATACGGTAATAACGCAAAAAGACTTCACATCTAATTTCCCAGAAAAAGGAAAACCGGTGAAAACTTTTACATTCTCATATAAGGGATCTGCAGTAGTTCTCAATGGGGATTACACAATCCATTTAATATATGAGAAAGTAAATAAATGTCCTAGATTAAATGTTTATAAATTAATGGACGGATATAATTCAATAGGAATATTAGAAGGCATACAAGATGGATGGTCATCAGATGGAGTTGAATGGTGGGAAATCGATTCTGGTCGCGTAACAGATAAAAGCGGCAATGTTATCAGAACACCAGAAAAATGGAAAGAAACAGAAGATCACTGGTATCATCCTGTTCCTGGCGATGGTGATGCTAAAAGCGGCCATTGGTTCAAAGAGTCTGAAAAAGGTGGTGGGCCAAGCGATGTCCGCAGAACAGAAAATAAAGACGGCGAGAAAAAAGAGGGCGATTACGAAAAGCTTCCAACAGACGGTAAATACCAATATACAGACTTAAATACATTTGGTGATCCACATCTTCCGGGATATAAACTATGAGTGATAATAGAGAACTTGAAACAAAACCGTTTTTACTCCGAGATGGAGAGGTTCGTAATAGTGATGAATTCTTGTTAAAAATATTTAAGCGAATCAACCCTAAAATAAGAGAAAAGATTGAGGAACTCAGTATAACAGGGGATATTTTCAAAATTATTAGAATTTATAAAAATGAACATCCAGATGAAATTCTTCGTTATAATACAATAGCAGAGATAACAACAGACGGATGTTATTTTTCTAATCAGGATGGCGATAAGGCCACTTTAATGATGTCATACGGTAGATGGGATGCATCATTGATGGAGTTCAAAGAAACAAAAACTGTTGGCGTTCCTGACGTCCCGCTGGTTGTAGAGTCCAATACAAAAGAAGGTGTTAATAAAAGCTTTTATAATTTGCTTGATGATGTTATCTTAGTTAAAGATACTGTTGATGGATTTCCTGGCGTTAAACTCTGGAGAGGTATAGTTAAAAGAGATAACCGCGCGTGTATCTATACCAGATGGAAGAAACAAGAAAGAATTTACTACGAAGATTTTGAGATATATGCGAAAGCATACACTCCAGATCGAGGATTTGAGGCATCTGATTTTGTGGAGTAAAATATGAAAATAGATTACGAAAAATATGATTTCTCTAGATCTGATCTTAGGAACTTCTTACTGCTTCTATCAAAAGAGTTCAAAAAGCGCGGCTTAGTGCTAATTCCAGATGGCCTAATCCTTAAAAAACCACAGCAGGTAACTGTTGAACACGGCAATACTTCTATTGATCTTGTTGGTATTCCATTTAAAAAGGTATTTGGCAGAACAAAAATATTTTATTATCGAATAAAACTGTCAGAGTTTGCAGATGCCTATAGGGTTCAATTGGGTACAGCAAGATTTCCAATAAGGATGACTATAAATCCAAATGATGAAGAGATGCTCGAAAATGTTAAAACAATTTTATCAAAAAGGACCGGGGTCGGAAAAGATCATTTTGTATTAACATTAAAGTCAAAAACAGAAAAGTTACAAATCTTTAAATTTAAATTTGTTATTAAGCCAACTGAGTTCACAACAGAGGATGAGGGTCTTTGTTTAATAAATGACGTAGAGGCTCTTATATACGTTGCAGAGCCTAATATAAAAATTCAAAACGGCGTAGCTACTCTTGGATTAGAAGATCAACTAACATCTAACACTTTATTGTCGTCAAATGTATTATACGAAAGCAATGAAGATAGAGTAGAATTTCATTCAACAGATGGCGATTATCCTTCTGAATTAAGACTTGGTAATCTTACATACACTCCGATATACCCAAGAGTAATTGTAAATAAACAATTAAGAAAAACCGAAGGATCTAGAATTACTGGTCTAATAACAGATGATATTAAAAATTTCTCTGTACCTGGATCAGCATCATTTTCCGGCGATATTTCTAATCTCTCAAATGACGGCACAAATTTCTTATTCGATATAGAATCAGGTAGGGAAGCGTTATTTAGTTTTAACGGAAGTAATGGTAAAAAATATATTGAACATCTAAAATCAAATGATCAAGAGATTTCAAATAAAACACCAACGATTTTGGATGGATTATATTCAAACACATTGTCATCGGCCGCACCAAATTCTTATATAGAAGTAGTGACACGAAAAACTTCTATTATCTCAAAAGAATTCTCAAATACATTGAGTAATAATTCTCTATTGGAATCTAATTCTTATAGCGAAAATGTAACTCAGAATAGATATAGTATTAAGTCTTTAAATATCAATCCTGTATTGATATCTTCAAATAAATTAGAAACATCAAATTCAATATTAATAAAAACAAAATAGGAAAT